AAGTTATGACGAGCATACGATCGCTGCCGGAGGTGTTGAACACGTTTCCCCTCTCCTCGAGGGAAATCTCCGAGTGCGCGGGCCAAGTGCGGCGCACCGTCTCGTGGTTAGACAGAACGAACCAGTCTTTACGCTATTCTTCACTGGCCCTATCTGGCGACATTGGGGATTTCATTGTAAAGCTGGATGGCGACACTGGAAGGATTTTGTCGGTTTTCACACCGATAACGAGAACGTGGTCGGACGGGGCTGTGGAGAAATGGATGGTCCCGCTCTTCCGGGCGGACGTATCCCCCTATTCGCCCCTCTGACACGGTCCAGCGACAAGCGGCCGAGCTAGCCGCGAGTAATCTGAGCTTGTGTGCGGAGCCACCGCCCGCTACGTTGGGCTTGTAAGGTAAACGAGGAACTCCCCGTGTCAGAACCTTGTGGAAATCCTAACTGTCCGACTCACGGAAACACGCCTCGTGCGAAGGCGCTTCGTCAGGCGATGGGCGAGATCAAGTCCAACGAAGAGCTGATGTCCTTCGTGAGGGCGATCGCCGTCAACGTTTACGAGAATATCAATTTTGAGGGGCAGCGGCATCATATTCCGCCTAGCCCTCTCATGGACACCGTATCCGTGCAGATCCTCAAGGGTAACTACGACGGAGACCCGGTAGTCAGCGGAATCGTCCGGGGCCTCTCTGTCATGGTTGCTAGCTCGCACGAGCCCACGAAGATTATGATCACTGAGTGCTCCAAGGTCAAGGAAGCACCCTACGTGGTCGAGCGAATCGCGCGAGCTCGTGATGACGAGCGGAAACCTCAACACGCAGGACCGCAGCTCCACAAGCTCGACGACGAGACGGCAGTGCTTTCGTTTGGATCTGTCGAAGAGCTGTTCGAGTTCCTCGCGAAGGGTTCGTTGTGAACGGTCCCGGGACCTTAGTCACGGTCTACTGGATGGACCAGACCAAAGAGCCTCTTCGCGCCACGGTGGACACGTGGAGCGTGGAGGATGGTGTCCTTCGTCTTGAGCTAACGGAGGATCTTCTCCCTCCGAGAGTGGAGTGCAAGGAACTCATCTACCCGATGCACAAGATAGACTCAGTCAGTGTCGAGGATTACGCAGATCCCGAGACTCAAGGATATCGGGAGGAGAGTGACTTCCGCGAGTCTCCAGAGAAGAGCCCTTGGTTCAGAGGCTTGGGGAGAGGCGATGACCGATCCAAGTAAGCCGCGCAAGTTCAGGCCGAGCAAAGGTCTCGACACGGGAGTTCGTCTTCCGGGCGGACCGGTGAGCCCTCCGGAGAGAACTCACAGAGACGTCGCTGAAGAGGTCAAGCGTTGCACAGAGGCAGAGCGCTTCGCAAGAATGCAGAAGAAGGATGTTGTCTCGAGCGCAGATCGTGAGATGTTGCGTTATAGAGATCGTAGAATCGGAGAAGAAGATACGAGCGAAGGGTCAGAGGAGTCCTGAGGAAGACAAGGCTCGGGGACGCTGTCGCGAGATTGCCCGCGATGAGGGAAGCTACATCCGCCGAACAGAAGATCGTAGATACGTGTTCCTCTCGGAGTGCGAGCGCTGGCCGCAGGGTGCCTACATCCCATTCCATGGGTGGATCTCAGTACTCTGTAGTCTGGAGACAATGGTTGGTCAGAAGAGAGAAGAAGCATGATCATCACGTCTGAGACTCATCCTTACGCTCTGGCAGCGCTCAACTGCATCGACGACGACTCGAGGGTAACTGGATCGCTGGGCCTTCCGGCACGAGAGATTCCAGACCGTTGGGGCGGCTACATGGAGAACGTGAATAACACGATCGGGAAGATGAGTAGGGAGAAGAGGTCTCCTGAAGCCGAGCCTCTTCCGACGCATGTCAAGCCCAACGAATTCCTGGATAGTGAGTTCTACGCCTTCTGCAACGGTGAGTTCCTAGAGCGCACAGCCATCGGCAACCGAGATCTCCACCACACGGAGGCGATGCTCTTTCTGGACGACTACTTTGAGGATTGGTCTCTCACGGCCACGAATCCAAAGCAAGAGCCGGGTAACGTCGCCCGGCAGAGGCGGGTAGAGTGGCTGGAAGATCTTCAACGAGAGAGCACGATGGGTCTGACTGCCGAGCAACTCGCCGAGCTCGACCAACTTAAGATGAGTCTACTCTAGAAGGAGAACTTAGGTGGATCTACCCCACAATAAACTCTGTCGGTTGTCGGCAGCGTTCGCCATGAGTAATCTCGGGCATGAAGTTCCCGACGACGTCGCGGAAGATATCCCGGAAGGGAGCTCCAGATTTCCTGTCACTCCCCGTCTGGAGATCGAGAATCTGGCTGGACACCTCATGGAGAGTGAGGAGCACGAGGACATCTTTGCTGAGGAGGCGGAGGGCTGGTACGAGACTCTGTCCAAAATGTCCAGCGAAGATATCTTGACGAACTACACCCGAAATCCATGGGTCAGTAAGATCGTCGAGGCCTAGCAGGAAAACCCCGCAGATGCTCAGAGACCATTACGCGGCCATAGCCGCCGCCACGGTAGCGGCACCCCGCCGCGACGCACTCAGAGACGCTTCTACGGGCGCTTGGAAACCCTCCCTAGCACCGGCGCTAGGGCTACCCTACGGGCAGCAGCTCGATAATTTGTCCAAAGTGCTGCTCTAATGGTGGGATTCTACCCAGACTGCACAACTCAGGATCTGGAGAGACTGAGACCTATCACAAACAAGTTGATGCTGGACTTTCAGGCTCAGCAGATCGAGAAGACGATCGGCCTGGATCCGCGAGATCAGATGATCGTGACGATGGCCTCGCTGGCGCAGCTCAACGCCGTGTGTGAGAGAGCTTCTAAGAAATCGTCCACGCCGCGTTTCGTACGAACTATCTTAAGTGCCGTGAAGATAGCCAGATCTTTCGGCACAGGCAATCTTCCTCCGGCGGAGCAAAAGTAGCTTGTCTAGCTCAGTACCTCGAGTTAAGGTTAGCGACTGGGCGGCGACGGAGGCTAGTATGTCCGTTGATTTCCAGCATACCTTTCCTCTAACTCACGAGAATGCTTTGTGGTGTCTCCACCATGCCGATTGGAACGACTACACCAAGCATCAACTCTACAATGTCTCCACGCTAGAGACCCTGCACAGACCTCTGGGAGATCATCTTAAGCGTGTGTGGTATCTCGGTGAGAGATCCTATCCTCTTCCCAGACACTACATGAGGCGATTTGGTCTGGGCTCGCCAGACGACATGGTCTGTCTCATCATACAGAATTTTCTCTGTCAGCTTCGCCAGGAAGAGTTCCATCTGGCGAGATTCGTTGCTGAGTTTCAGCGCATCTGGCGATCTAAGGGTAGAGATCCTGTGACACTTCAACTCATACCTCCGGGATATCACAATGGACGCTAAATTCACAGAACATCTTACGATACCCTCGGAAGAAGAAGAGCGTCCGGTGAGGATCTTCAACAGCATAGTTCTCGTCAATGACGCGAGGCATTGTCGACCCAAGCATCTCTGGCCCAAGGGCGGCAGGGAGTTAGATCAGCATCCCGGTTGGAGAGATCAGATAGAGCGTTATCTCGCAGCCTTCTGCGAGCCGGTGAGAACCATAGCGGACGAGCTTCGCTGTGTGGCCTGTGACGAGCAGGTGACAGGTCATCACGTCGGCATTATGGATTGGCGATATCGTAATCGACTCACCTTCTCAGAGGAAGGCTCTATGGAAGGTCGTTGTACGAAGTGTGGCTACCCATGCAGACTGAAGCACGAGATCTCCCTGCCGAGCGGACAGCTTCTCGTAAGACTTGTAGGCTTTCCTCTCTTCTACCACCCGACAGCCTGCCAGCAGACTAATTAGAGTTTGCACCGCGACGCGCGCGGGCGTAGCGTAGCGGTATGGCAAATGCTTCCGGAAAAGCGTCCACTGACGCACCTGCTAAGATCTGGTGTCTATTCAACGTAGCCAACAACTACGATCAGCCAGACTTCAACCTCGTAGCGTGGTGGAGGGAAAAGCCCTCGCTAGAGGTACTCGCGTCTACGCTCGGAATAGACTTTAGCAAGCCTGCCAGCGACAATCATGTCGTTGCAGTGGTCGGCGTCTGGACTGGGAACGGTAGTGGTAAGCTACCTTACAGCGACACAGTGTTCCGTCTGGAGGAAGTGTCGGAAGGGAAGAGATTGGATGACTAGCGTCTTCGTCGTTAAAGCAAACGATTCTTTAGACTGCGTCTTCAGCGAGAGATGGAAGACCGAAATCTACTGTCAGATGCAGAAAGAGTGGCAGAAGGAACGGATTCAGCCGTGGGGAGTCGGAGCGACCATCTACTATCGCTACGAGGAAGTCATGATGGATAGGCCGGGAACTCTGTTCTCTAGACCTACGAACTTAGGTCAGCGAGAGATGCCGACTAAACTTCAGCAGGAGGGATTTCGTGAGGCACTCAGAGCTCGTTGGGCTGAGCGACAATCGTCTAAGAGTTCTAGCGCCTGACGCCACTCATCAGCACTTCAAGGGTGGCTTGTATCGCTTTCTCGGTAAGGCGATGGGCTCCGACACAGGACGGCAGATGCGAAACGAGCATGGAGAATTGCTCGTAGCCTACATGCACTGCTATCCATACGAGAAACAGGTGTGGCTTCGGCCAGAGAGTGAATGGAGCTCCGTCGTAGACGGGAGGGATGGATTCGTTGTACCGCGTTTCCGCCCGATCGAGGGGACTGTGCAGTCGTGAAGTTAGTAATCTTCGGTGAGCGCCCCGGCCCAAACACGGACTCTCATCGTCCGCTCTTCCCGCACACGACGACGGGCGCAGCAGCGCGACTGATCCAGATGCTGGGCTTCACGAGAGAGGAATATCTCGAGAGAGTTAAACGCTACAACGTGGTAAACGATTACACCACTCCGACAACGGCGAGTCATGTTCGCGACCGAGTTAAGACTCTTCTGAACAGTTATCGTGAGTGTTACGAACCGCGTTTTCTAGTTCTCGGGAGGTCTGCTGCGTCGGCATTCCCACCAAAGTACAGATATCAGCCATTCGGATACCCGCTCGGTGATCTGATGATCATCCCGCATCCCAGCGGTCGTAATCGTTTCTACAACTCCCTAGATAATAAGCTCTTTATAGAGCAGTCACTTAGAGACTTCCTAGGGAGAATCTAGAGAACCGTAGGAGTTAGAAGTGCCCGCCTCCGGCATCTTCTTCACGATCCTTCTTCGGTCGGGTGCTCGGAGGATTAATGCTCTCCTTAGCCGCTTTAGTCCACTCAGAGACAGACTTACCGATCATCTTGTCGTCCGACGTGTAGGTCTTCTTAGGCTGACCGTCCAGTAGGATCACAGGTCCCTTCATGAGACCTGCTTTCTCGAGGATGCGCTCGAATCGCCCCATGTCCCAAGGGAATTTAACTCTCCTCGCCTCACTGAGACCGCGGATACCCTCTGCCGTCTGAACCGGTCGGGCGAAGAGGCCGATCTTTTCCTCCATCGCCCACCTGACGAGATGGTAGAATTCGTCGAATTTACCTAGCTCGTACTTGTCCGCTTTGTTCTCGCTACGCTCGCGATCCTTCTCGAGCATGCGACGTTTGTGTTTGGTGATGGGCGCCCATCCAGGATTCCACGGAGCCTCGGACTTGTAGCGCATCAGCCAAGCGCCGATGTACGCTGCGTTCGAGCTGAGTTCGTCGAACAGTTGATCTGCTTCTAGCTCTGTTAGAATCTGCTCGCAGTTTACCGCTAGGAGGCGACGATCGCTGCCCTCTAGTCCAGAGCTGTTCGCCAACGCCAGAGGAAATAGATCGTTAGACGTCATGTACCCGTTGAGGAAGTTTCGTTGGAGCTTTTGCTTCGTACCCTTGATGTTGATGTGGCGAGTACCCTGAGATCGGTCACGAAGATCTGCTTCGTTGAAGGGTAGGTAGCTGTGATTCTTCTTAAGTAATTCGTAGACCTCAGCGCTGTCGTGACTCTTCACCTCTCCCAACTCGTAGAAGAGAGTGCCGTCCATCCAGTCCTCGTAATCAGAGACGTAGCGCTGGACTGTCAGCTCCTGAACACGCTTACCACCGAGAAGTGCCGCCATCACGCGACGGAAGTACGACTTGCCGGTGCCGTTGTGCTCAGAGACGAGGACTGGGAACCAACCTTGCTTATCCATGGGTCTCGTGACGACGCCGTGGAAGTAGAAAGCAAGAGCGTCGCTGAGTAGACGTTTCTCGGTTCCGCCGATCGGGATACCGTCCGTGTTCTTCTCGGGCTCTACTATCTCGTTTCCGCTGATGCGCTGGAGATGAGCGATGAAATACTTGGCCTTCTCTGCAACCTCATCGTCGGAGATGTTGGAGTCGCCAGCTATCTCTGTAGCGCGGACGTACACGCCGCTGGGATACCACTCGTTGAGTAGCTTCTTTCCGGCAGGTGTGAGAATAAATGTCCCGCAGCCAGGAAGAAAGTCTAGATCCTCACATCTGTGCGTGTCTAAGTCGGACAAGAACTTCTTGCTCGGCGATCCAGTCTTGTCGCCGTACCGAGTTAGGTAGCGATCAAAGGCAGCAGGCGAGAGAATAATCTCGCGATCCTCGAGATTGTAGAACTTGTCCTCCTTAGCGACGTAAACCCACTGGCGACAGATATGCTCGAATGAGTCTACCGCCTCAGCTCTCTCAAGCTCTACCTCGGCGTCGACTGGACATCCTTCTGTGTGATCGCCTATGTCCCAACCGGGAGGAATTCCGGGGATGTTTTCTGTACGGACGATGCGAATTTCACGAGGCTTGTACTTCTGTGACTGAAGGAGAATCTGCACTCTCCTCGCGGCTTCGCGACCAGGAGTATCGTTGTCAGGCCACAGAATAACTTCGGCATCCTGCCAGAAGGCCTCGTCCGGTAGCCACAGATCGTGAGAACCTTTGACCCCACTGTATGAGAGAATCTTCCAGCGATCGCCTAAGAGCTCCTGCGCGCGATCCTTGGCTTTCTCACCCTCCACGAACAAGACGCGGACTGTGGGAGTGCCGTCGCCTAGCTGTTCGAGACCATAGGGCGGTACGAGCTTCTTAGCCCAATCCTTCTTCACCCATCCGCTGTGGGCGCGAAAGGTGACAGTGTACACTTCCTTCGTAGTGTTGCGAGAGTCTACCCGGTACTTGTAGCCGAGTATAGAACCGTCAACGTCCTGAAAAGTCCAGTGATCACGAAGAATACCGCGGTCCTTACGAAGCGCGTCGCACTCCAGAACCTTGTTCCAGGACTGCATGTCCTCAGGAATCGGAAACACCAATGGATCACCCTCGGCGTCCGACAGAGCCTTCTTGGCTTCCTTCTTGTCTAGAAATTTCTCGTCCAGAAGAAACTGAACGGCCTGAGCGGCCGAGCACTTCATGGTGGCTGATACAAATCCGATCAGCCCATGATGTGAGTCGTTAGCTGCCCAGTCACCCCAGTGACCATTCTGAAGATTGTAGTCGAAGCTGGAGCCCGCGCCACCCTCGACGGAGGCTAACTTGAATCGTCCTCCGTCCACGCGACCCTCGGGACGCAGCTTCTGGAGAACAGCTAAGGTCTTGTCGCGATGCTGTACGAAGTACTGATTGATGGACGGAACGTCCAGGGAGGATTTCAGAAAATCGGCAAACAGCATCTCTGCCATGGAACTCCCCGGCTCGTCTAAGACCAACAATCGCAGCGGTTCCACCCTAGCGCAAAGGTGGGCGAGATGCAAGCTGCGTGGCGTAAAAGGAGTTGCGTCCGGAGGGCCAAGGTGCCACACAGGGCCACGGCCCCACGGTAGGCGGTCGCACAGGCAAGGAGCAAGGAGATGTACGAGATTATGGATATCCCGAAGCCGGAGAATCTTCCGGCGAAGCGGGCGGGGGACACGAAGTACCCATTCGCTGACATGAAAGTCGGCAGCAGTTTCGTCGTGCCGTTCAGTGACATGAGGGATAACGAGGCGCCGGAGAAGTTTCGGGATCGTATCTACAAGTCGGCTCGTGAGTACGCTCGGCGAGACTTTAACACACGCAAGAAGGACAATCCTGCGGTTCTCATCGAGCGCAAGGAGTTCACCGCGGCGCTGATGCCGTCCGATGACAAGAATCAGCCGATGCGCTACGCGGCGGGCGACGTCGTGGTCTGGCGAGATAAGTAGACCAAGATTAAGTCTAGAATACAGAGGGGAACTAAGTAGATGTACGGAGTAGTATTTCTTCACGACGCGCCGGAGACCGGAGCTCGCAAGCTGGTATCCACCCCGGAGGCAATCGAGGCCGAGACTCCGGAAGACGCCAAGACAGAGGGAAGACAAATTCTAACAGAGCTCGCCCCAGAGCATCGCAGCGTCACGAAGCCGCTCTCTATCGTGGAGATTAGCGACGAGATGAAATTCGGTCTGACCGGCTGCGAGAGGGTCTTCCTGACCGCCGAGGAGGATGGCGAAGAGTTGGAGTTTGTCGACGTCACGGGAACGGCTTACTGGTCCTCGCAGGCGTGGTGGCACCGCTAGGGTCGATTGTCAAATGAATTGTCTCCTGCTAGCCATGAGGGTTCAGCAGGAGACAGTTTGTGGTCGAGGCGAAAACTCTTCAGACCTTCCTCAAGACTGAGGGCTACTACACCGGCAACATCGACGGGATCTTCGGGCCAAAGAGCCTCGCTGCGTCCCGCGCTGATCTCATCGCGAATAAAGTCAAGGCTCAGACGTGGAGTAACGCTCGCACGATCGTGGGCATTAATCAGCTCTTCCTGAACAAGGTGAATGACGCTCGACTCGTCGTTGACGGAGTAATGGGTCCGAGGACCAACGACGCACTCTACATCTATAACACGACGCTGCTTCGCGACATCGTCACCTTCTGGCCGCGACAGGTTGACGTGCGAGCAAACACGAGCATCTTTGGCAAGCCCGGAACGAATCAGGCGATGGTAGAGCTTCCGTACACGATGTACGGAGACTACGACCGGAAGATTAGGGTCAACGCCTTTCAGTGTCACGCGAAGGTGGAGAGTTCTCTCAAGCGTATCTTCGCGAGAACGCTCCAGTATTACGGTGCCGAGCAGATTCGCAAGCTCAATCTGGACATCTTCTCGGGTTGCTACAACTATAGGCCGACGACGGGAAGTTCTTCATTGTCACTCCACGCGTGGGGCATCGCGGTGGACGTCGACGCAGCTCACAACCAGATGGATGAGAGCAACGACGAAGCAGTTTTCGCAAAGCCTGTCTACGGTCCGTTCCTTGACTTCTGGGAAGACGAGGGGTGGGTCAACCTCGGCAGAGCTCGTAACTACGACTGGATGCACTTCCAAGCCGCGAGACTGTAGATGTCCGAGCCTGAGGCTGTTGAGCTCTACCTCTGGGCTGAGCTCTGGCAGTACAAGTCTGGTCGCCTCGGCTGGTCCCTGAAGGACGCCAACGGTGAGAGCATCGATCCTCAGGCGGCTTCCGAACTTGTCCTAGAGCTCGGTGAGTGGCTTCTCACGAACGGTGGCTCAGGGGATGTAGTCTCGAGCATCTTCATCCACTCATCGGGAAAATTGACGACACGTAGTGCTCACTATCTAGACATGACCCGTAGAGAAGAATTCGTATGGGTTAAGAAGAGCTTGCGTAAGGCGGTGCAGAGTCAACTCGGTCACATGGCTCAGCCTGGATTTCTATTCAGTCTAGTCTATTCGACTGAGTGGCTCTGGCACCGTCTTATGGGCCATTTTAAGCATTCTCAGAATGCACCGTTGGCAGCGGCTACCCCTGTAGCGGGGGCCGGTGGCACACTGCTCTCAGAAGCATCTGAGGCCGCTCAAGAACAGTCCGCGCGGGCGGGTGGCAACGTGGTGCAGTTCAGAAAACCTCCTAGGCATGATCTCAGTATTCTATAACGAAGAGATTATGAGCAAGGCTCAGGCTATCGTGCGAGAGGCCGAGACTCTTCCTCTGGAACATCGTGACGCTTACTGTCAGCATCGATGTGGCCTGAGCTACAGCTATCTACGCAGAGTCGGAGTGCAGTTTAAGAAGCCGAGTAGCCGCGTACTGATGAACCTAGGATATGAGATCTACGTCAAGGACCTCGCCACCGGAGAGCTGAGCCGGTTAGAAATGGACGTAAAGTGCGACTGGAATCCTTCCAACCCGAGACTGAATCCCAGTTCTACACCCGTCTTCGTGAGCGAACAATCGGAGACTTCTACTACGAACGAGTAGAGCCCTCTACAGAGTCAGGGTTTCCCGACCTGTACTTCGTACGGCGAAGAGGCCGCTTTCCATGTGAAGGCACGATAGAGCTGAAGATCACTACAGCCAAGGTGCCGAATCTCCGAGCGTTGTGTCGAGGAACGCAGAAGTCTGCTCTTCTGGAGTATTTCGCTGGTGGCGGCCGGAGAAGGTTTGCGCTATGCTACGCGCACGGTGAAGTTTTCCTGTGGGATACAGCAGACTACCGGAGAGCGCTTCGGCAAGATAACGCCGAGGATTGGACCTCTCGGTATCCGCTTGAGCACAAAAGCTTCTCCGCTTGGCTGGCGAGTGAGTTGGAGGTAGAATGAGTCGTTTCGACGCAATGGCATCGGCGAAGATCTTCTCGGGCAAGCCCGAGGACACGCCGAAAAATCTAGCGCTCATCAAATATCCGGCGCTGGTGTCTCTGAAGTATGACGGCTGGAGGATGTTTGAGTTAGGGGGCGAAGTTCGTCTTCGCTCACTGAAGCCACCGAAGAATACTTTTGTGCAGAGCTCCATGCGCGATTTATTTGCCGCCGCCTCCGGTCTCGGAATCAAGGGTCTGGATGGAGAGGCTCTTCCAGGAGATCCCTGGGATCCTAACGCCATGCAGGCGTGTACCTCGGCCTTCAACTGCAACTACCGAGAAACTAACTTCGGTTTCTACGTGTTTGACAGTCATCAGCATCCAGAGCTGCCTTTCAAAACCAGACTCCAGTATGCTACTGAGTCTGTGAGAATTCTGCGAGACAAGGGCTGGACAGCGGAGGATGGTGCTCCAGTGAATATACAGGCTGTCGAGCACACACTCGTCCACAACCAAGAAGAGCTCTTCTCCTACTATGACGAGATCATCGCCAAGGGAGGCGAGGGCGTCATGGGAAGACATCCCGAGGGACTGTATAAGTTCGGCCGCAGCACGATGCGTGAGTCCTGGCTGTGGGCTCTCAAGCCCTACGTGGATGACGAGGCTGAGATCATCGGCTTTGAGGAGATGCTAGAGAACCAGAATGAGCTCACGTACAATGAGCGAGGGTACGCCAGCCGACAGGGACTCAAGGAGAACTTGGTCCCCAAGGGAACACTCGGCAAGTTCGTGTGCCGGTCTGCGAAATTCCAAGAGACGTTTAGCGTCGGAATGGGCGTCGGCCTCACTTTCGAACTTCGGGATAGGATTTGGAAGAATCGCGACGCCTACCTTGGTCGAGTAATCAAGTATAAGTATCAGGAGATCGGTGTCAAGGAACGTCCGCGCCAGCCTAAGTTCATGGGCTTTCGTGCGAAGGAAGACATGGCAGGTGCTTGAGGTCATTTCTTACGGAAATGGTTTCCGCTGGCGCTGGATTAGCTTCTGTGGTAGAACGCTGGTCGAAGACTGGACTTGTCATCCAGACGACGGTGTAGCTTTCGCAGCCGCGAAGAGCTATCGTACGAATTTCTGGGCTGTGTCCGATGGGATAGACCACCGACAAGCTCGTTGTGTGTAGGAGAAGAACATGGCTGTTGAGATGACTAATGTCTCCATCTTTACTGTGAAGTATCTCGATCCAGACGGCATCCAGAGGTTCGTAGATCTTCAGGCTGTCGGCAGCTCGGACGCGCAGGATAAGTTTGCGCGCGAGTATCGGGGCTGCTCGATCGTGAACGTCTACCGTAAACAGTAAGACTGTTCTCGTGAGCGTAGCCGTGCTACCCAGAGCGCGGAGGTGTGCTATGACCTATCTACGACTCGCAGCGCTTGGTCTAATGCTCTCGGTCGGCTCTTGTGCTGGTGGGGACGCTCTCACTGCAAAGCCTGTCCAGTGTCCGGACGGATATCAGCGGAAGGGAAATAAGTGCGTCAAGGTGCCTGCACCGACACCTGTTCCTGAGCCTACGCCTACTCCGACTCCAGAGCCTGCGCCGACGCCTGTGCCAGAGCCGACACCTACTCCGACTCCAGAACCTACGCCGACGCCGAGTGGTAATTGGGTCTCTGCTCCGATGCAGTTTGACGGCTACGCGCGCCTCAAAGTTCAGGCGAAGGGTTGGCCGAAGCCGACAGGCACGGCGAATCTATCGTCCTACGACTACACGAACATTTACCGAACAGCTCCGTCTGGCGAAGTTTTCCGCGTAATCTCTAACGCTGGTTTCTACGCGGACAACACTGGTCGTAAATTCTGGCCTGTGATCTCTCTCACCAATCTTGGGGAGATTCTCTTCTTCTACGACGACGAGCTCGAGGGTGTAACGAAAGCTACTCCGTAATGGGAAGACCTCCTGCGAAGACTAGAACTTTCCGCTTCTGTCCTTCTTGCGGGACTGATCTCGAGTCGTTAGAGCCGATACGCTTCAAGGATCTCTACGCGGATCCGTTAGGAGACACTTACTGGAGGGGGCGGGAAGTATCTCTCACTCCGACCGAGCGTATCTTAGTCAACACTCTTCTGACGGGTCAGCCCTCGGGCGGATACAAGAGAGGACGCGGAGATCGAGGCTTCTTCGTGAACTCGATCGTTCTGTGTGAGAGGGCCGGAATCCTAGCGGATAGTTTGGCCCCGATGCTTTCTAGAATTCGTGGGAAGTTCAAGCAGGTAGATCCTGACTTTGATCATATAGAGTCGGACTACAAGCACGGATATCGCTGGTCAGAGATTCACATTAAGCGACAGATAGCTGCCTTCTATCCCAACTTCGTACTGTACGACAATCAGGAACTCATCTGGCGACAGGTCTATCGCGTCCATCTCAGCGCTAAGGAGAGCGAGGTGATGCGAGTTCTGATGGAAGCCAAAGGCGAGCCGAGAAGATGGCAGCAGTTAGATGCCGAGTTAGGTTTCGGAGAAGATAACACGAAGAAATTGGTCTATCTACTTCGTGCCAAGTTCGAGAAGACAGATCCCAGCGCTAAGGCGATACATAGTCATCGAAATGAAGGCTACCGACTAGTCGCTCCTAATTTCCAGCCTGCCTTAACAGCTCGTCAGCACAGCTGCCGCAGAGGACAGCTAGCGCGGAGAAGTCCCACCTTGCAGCGTGAGACCGATGCTGCTAAGGTTGGCAAGCGTTAACAAGGCGAGGATGCCCGTTTACGTGGATCAGGCCGAGAACGGCTTCGGAAGAATGAAGATGTGTCACATGATAGCTGACACGTTGGAGGAACTTCACGCCATGGCCGAGAGAATCGGCATGAGACGTGAGTGGTTCCAGCCCAAGTCGTTCCCTCACTACGACGTCGCGAAGGGTAGACGCCAGCAGGCGATCAGTCTCGGAGCTATCGTCTGCGATCGTAGAACCTTCGTAGGGCATCTCAGGAGGATACGAACGAGTGCTAACCTGGGATAAGCGTAAGCTCAAGAATCCAGAGCCCTGCAAGGAGTGTCCCTTCAGAAAGAAGTCTCTACCTGGATTCCTCGGCGGTCACCCGTTGGAGCCGTATCGCCAGCCTCCAAGTGTAGGGATGCCCACGAGTTGCCATTGTACGGATCATGGTGCAGACGACGAGAGGACCGGTTTCTGCGCGGGATCTTTAGCTGTGATTGCTAATGATCCCGATGTTCAACCTCTTCTCGAGTATAAGGAAGCCTGCGAAAGAGTCGGCCCACGTGAGGATTGCTTCGACTCTTTAGAAGACTTTGCACGATATCACGAAGGTGCCGACGAGTTCGCCGCCCGCTGTAGGAGATTTTAAGAATGCGGAGTACTTTCCTAGTTGTCTTGGGACTACTGTCAGGGTATCCCACAATGGCGGCGGCGGCGCAGGACAGTCTCACTCTTCGTGAGGAATGTACTCGCGATCGCTGCGTCTACTACCACGGCTCCACGAGGGAGTTCTCGGTAGAGAAGGAGTATCAAACCGATCGTCTCGTGGTACGGAATGGACAGCGAGATATCGTAGCGAAGATTACGAGGCAAGACAATGGAACTGTCAAAGTTGAGAGAGCTCGTCGGCGACGGTAAGATCGCTGCGGTGACATTCATCAAGCGATCGAATGGGGAGGAGCGAAAGATGCTCTGCCGCACCGGCGTCAAGAAGGGCGTGACAGGTCGCGGTGCTGCCTACGATCCAGCCACCAAGAATCTGCTGACCGTCTTCGACATGGAGAAGCAGGCGTTCCGCACAATCCCGGCCGAGAATGTCGTGGAGATCCATGCGCGGAAACATCACTACAACTTCAGGTAGGCTGCTGATGCTTGCTCAAGGAGGCGGGGCAGGCTACATAGGGGCTAGGGCGCAACCGCGCCCCTCTTGCTGCTTGCCGCACAAGATGAGACCCGCCGACACGGCCCTCGACCTCCTGGTCGGCGGGTCTCTAAATAGGAAGTTATCTTGCGAGCAATTCTGATAAACCCCGACTTCTCCAAGATCGACGAGATTGAGGTAACTCTAGAAGGCGAACTTCCCATCTATCAGAGTGAGACCTATGCGCCTCACTGGATAGTCTCACAGACCTTACAGGGCCACGTCGGTCTAGTGAGTGAGAATGGAATCGTCGAGAAGAAACGCCTCTGGTATTTTCGCAATGTCCACATCTGGGGGCCGATGCTGATCGTCGGAGAATCTTCGCAGGGCTACGCAGACGCTTCTGTGAGCGTCGAGAAGGTGCGGGGCCTAGTGCGGCTGTAGCGGGCGGCGGACACTGCTCGAGAGGCCATTTTACAAGCTCTCTGAGTACGTTAGCGGCAGGGCTGGTGGGCTGGCCCACGGCCAACCGCACCACAGAAACCTCAAAACAACATCTATTTTGTACGAATCGTCCAACGATCGTCGGCGAGGTTCTCGTCGGCTGCGAAGCGCAGGTCTAGATACCCGTAGCCGCTGTCACCCCACGAACTATCCCAGCTATTCGCGAAAATGAGCACCTGCTCCGGAATGGCGCTGAGAGGAATACCCGCCGTGACGAATTTATGAGCGGTGTCAGACTCGCGGAACTTTAGATCATAGCCACCGTACTGAAGAGCGTGACCACCTTCCATAGTCTCGCCGGCTTCGGGATACGGAATAATGCCAGTGCGATCGGCGAGCGAGGTGAACATAGAGCTGTAGCACGAGATGCCCATCACGAAACCGTGACCAGAGGCCAGACACGCGATCATCTCCTCGACACTCGGGCCAACGCGAATGTACTGACCGAACTTCTTGCGAGCGGCGTCCTTATCGGCCTTAGCGGAGGGATCCACGAAAACGTTCTTAGGTTCGTCCGGCCAGAGTTTCTCGGTCGGGACGCCGTAGCTGTTCACGACCTTAGCTCCGTCCCGAATGTAGGCACCCGCGTCGATGTCACACTCTCCGTTCAGCCGACGCTCCTCGTAGTAGATTGCGAGAGCCGATTGTTCCACCAGTTTTCGCTCACGTTCTGCCTCACGAGCCCACGCCTGACCAGTGCAGCTACCGAATTGTCCCTGATTCTTGATGCGCGGCTTGCGAAAGCGCGGAACTTCGAAACGCACAGGCGGAGTCTTGGAGAGTTCCTCCTTGCCATGCGGTGTCATGCTATAGCGATAGTCCCGAAAGTCGGGAAGATCAGGACGCCACCCTAGACCACGATTTGTCTTGACGTGAAGGATCGGTGCTGTCATGGAAGTTACTCCGCTGCGATGGGTATGTTCTTCTCGACGATCTCGCACATATTGCCGACACAGGCAAACTCGCGAGTTCCTTCTACGGTGTCGACTCCCTTCTCGTAGAGCTCCAGCTTCGTCCAGTCTATGTCGTCTGGAATGGAGCTGGCGAGAATTTCGTAAACCTTCTTGTCGATGGTCTCGTACGGAAGCTGAGTGTAGACGCTATCGTTCTCAAAGTGTGGGAGGAAGCTGACGCCCGCGAGATGATCGAAGTTCTTGTAGACCCAACCGCCGACTTCCGGCCACTCTTCTTCACGAACACTGATGGTGCAGCTCACAGCATGCTCGGACCAGTTGAGGTTGTACAGCTTGACCAGCTCGAGATGCTCTAGGGCCGTGACCTTGTCGCGAGTAACGGTGGACTCGGCCAGCTTAGTTGGAAAGCTGAACACCGTCATATCCTGCGGCCTACCGTCGTGAGGCTCGTTAGGAACACCCATGTCGGACATGAAGATCGTAACTGGATCCTTGTTGTCCTGCGAGATTCTTCGGATATAGTGCGGCGCGTGACCCTGATGGATACCCGATGAACAGAGTACGAGCTGACTGACTGTACCGCTCGGCTTGATCGTAGTCACGGCAACGCTCGGCGAGATACCGATATTCATAGCGTGGATGCGATTATGCTTGATGGCAGTGGCCTTCATGCGCTGAAGTTCACTAGCTAGCTGAGGAAGACCCTTGTCACCACGCATGAGAGGATTGTCGTAGACGCCGGTGAGACTCACGCCAAGAAGCCGTTCTTCCTCGGCGTTAACTTTCCATTCGGGCTCAACAAAGCTGAAGCGCGTCTGAGTTGACTGCCACGTACCGAGAATACTCGCAAGACGAATCTTATCGCGAATCTCTCCGGCGCTGTCCTTTTCGCGAAGTACTACCTCGCTGAGATTGCAGAGGCCGCGCGGACGTAGGATGATCTCACCACAGGGATTAGTCCCGAACTCGTATCTATGATCGCGACGCCCAAGATTCTGAATCTTCTCCACAGCGCCGTAGCGATTGTAGATGCCGCGTTCGCCAGACTTAGAGTTGTAGAGAGCCAACCACTCCTCCATGAATTGACCGACCTCTGGCTTCTCGGTATAGGCGACAGAGTTGTTGGCGAGAGCTAGATGCGGCTTGTCTTGGATCCAGCCGCCTGACTTGGCGTCACGCATACGAAGATCGCTCAGATTGCTGAGACTGATCTCCGCGCTGCGGCGAACTCCACCGACTACGACGACCTCGCCCGTCTTGGTAGCGATCTCGTGGGCTTCGAGAGAGTTGAGCTTGCGACCAGCAGCACCCCTGAAGATGCGCACGGTAAAGCTGCACAAATCTAGCAGTGGGGCAGGCCCGCTTGCGCGCCCTCCGAACGTTCTGAGGCGCTCCCCTGCTTTTCTGACTAGGCTGGTGTTAACCCTTGGCACCCGGCCCGCGTACAGGTGCTCGATGAGCTCTAAAAACGCCTGAGACCAGCCGAGCTTACTGTCCTGCACTACGATCTCGTCGGCGACGTTGGTGAACTCGTTCGGAACCTCCGGAAGCTGCTTGATGATCTGTCTCTCCACGGAGAACCCGACGCCAGTTCCACACATCAAGATGTAGAGAATCTCGGCGAAAGCTTTCGGGCGATCGATCGGAAGATAGGCGCAGTTGAAGACGCTGATATTCTCACGCCGTGCTGCCTCTCCGGCGGTCATCATCGCTCGCATCGAGGGCATGATCGCTAGATTGGAGACAGCATCCATCAGCTCAGAGCGAAGCTCCTGTGGAACCTTGTAGCCGTGATGTTCTTCGAGATCTTGTTCGAAATAATCGAAGTAGCGAGTGACGGTTTCGTCCCAGTGCTCTCGCCGACCCTCCTGCTCTAGATATCTCGCGTAGCGCGACTTATGAATGAAATTCTGGTACGGGGTCGGGAGCTGCTTCTGGAGCATCCGTTGTGTTTCCTCTTGTTTGCTCGCCAAGGGTACCAGCCTAGCCCAAATAACCCTCCAAAGACAAGGGCTTATGCGCCGACGAGAGGACGTACACCGCGCCGCCGAGACTTCTCTGCAAAGTGGTTGATAAGCTGCGAGAAAGCGTCCGGAATGTCGTCGTGGACTGCTGCCGGAAAGGTCAGCAACTCTTCCAAGAACTGAGGAACCCAGTCAGCTCTGCGAGGAATGAGAACACGCTTGGCTTCCATCGCAGGAATTGCCAGCTCAAAGCGCATCTGCTTGTCGCCGAGTTTCTGCGGCGCTACCGGGACGATGTTCTGACCAGAAGTACGAAGAACCTGAATCAGCGAAGTGCCGGTGCCCTTATTCTCAATGAGGACTAGGTGCGCGCCCATGTCTGAGTTGAAGCGAGGAACTTCTCGCATCAGTGTATGGAACTCCGCCTGTTTCCGATACATTCCCTTCAGCCAGAAGCGTCGAGTCTTCAGACCCATTGCGGCTGCGAGACCTACGGTAAAGTCAGATCGCTCGTTGGCGGTACCAGCGGTGTCCCACGACACGATGTTAAGAAGAGGCTCGTCAGTGGGAAGACGATCGTAGTATTCGAACCACTCACTCTTAACCTCACCCGTCTCGGCAGGGCGCGGATGTTGTTGGTACAGAGCATTCCACTCGTCGAGATTTCCGTCGGCAGACATGCCACCCTTGATCTCGAGTAGCTTGTCCACCGGATACATCTCAGGCCACAGGGCGTCGCCGTACTTACGACCAAGCTGATGCTCGAGTTCCAACGTGGGGTCTTCGCAGATGGCCGGAAGGCTGATTAACTCGAACGGCTCGATCTCGCCACGCTCGGACTTCTTGAGAACTTCTCCAGTGAGATCGTCCTCGTGCCAACGAGTAGCGATAATGACGATGACGCCACCTGGGAGAAGTCGCGGTACCACGTCCACGAAGAACCATTCGGAGATCTTCTTTCTCTCAGTGGCTGAGTAAGCAACCAGCTTTGACTTGTAAGGGTCGTCCACGAGGATTAGGTTGGCGCGGCGACCGACGACCGTGCCGCCGACACCCGTCGTATAGTACTCGCCTCCGGCAGTGGTATCCCATCTATCCTTGGCGCGTGTGTCTGGGCTGATCTGTATCTCGAATAAACGGCGATACATCTCATTATTGATCAGGTTACGAACCTTAGCCCCGATCTCGGCGGCGAATGGCTGAGTGTGAGAAGCTGCGATAATCTTGT